AATGAACGCTGGGAGTTTTTTCATGGCCGGCAACATTGCAGTCTCCATAAGTAATTCAAAGCTTTCTCCTAATCTTTGCAGCGGACCTTCGCCCTTGGCAAAAGCATCCAACATATCCTGAAGTGGCTCCTGTAGGTTTTGCATCGTGGGGAGAAAGGACATTAGCGTATTTTTTAAAATATCCATCGTTGACTGCCATTTTTTAGCCTTTGCTCGTTGGTCAGCATAAGATTTGGAGGTCATGCCAATGTTGCCATCTAACGCACCCATATCTCCGGACATCATCGCTGCCAATTCACCCACATCTTTTAGTCCTGCAGCATTCGCATAAAACTTCTTCTGGTAATAACTCATATCGTCAAAGGACCCAGCAGCGTCTAGAATGCTATCTCGAATCATATTAAAGCGGTCCACGGGATCGGTCGTCATCATAAGATCCATCGCATTAACCATGTTACCACCAATTGCTGCATTCAGCTGTCCGGCTTGTTTTGCGGCGCCTTCGAAGGTGTCAAATTTCTCTGTGATTGAAAGAATGCGTCCGATCTCCATTCCTGTGACCTTGGAAACCATCGCAAGCCTCTTGAACACTCTCTCGCCGTCGCTGCCAAAACGCTTTAGTTCATTGGCACTGGCTGCGAAGTCTTCTGCCATCTTGCTGATTGGAACACCGATATCTTGAGCATGGGCGGATAGCCCCAACAGAAGTTCGTCTGCGCCACCGATACCGATTCCCAGTCCCTTGGTGGCATGCTGCGCGATCTTAGCGGAGGTTGTTACACTCACACCGAATTCTCCCATTAGCGCCGTTGTTTTCAATAAATCTTTCCTTGCACCAGCAGAAGCCATCGTGTAATCAGTCGTGCTAGTATAAAGTGCATTCTGGGCTGCGGTCGCCTCTTCCATGGAAACGCCTACCGCACGCATATTATACTCTAATTCTGGTATTGCTGCACCAAACTCTTTAGCGGCGCCGGTGGATCGCTGGAAGGCAACTGTGGCGTCTCTAGTCTTGATCGCTAACCCTATTGTTATCTCTACTAGTTTCGCGATGGCGGCGACCGCCGCGATAATAATGCCGATGCCTAGAGCGGCGGTCATCATTGAGGCGGAGATTGCGCCGGCCGCGTAGGCTTTACGAAGGTTCCATGCCATCTTCACCATGCTATGTAGCCCTTTTCCGGTCTTCAGAAGTGCAGAGCCAATTTTGGACTGCCCGAGGGCTTGGGCGCCGATGTTTTTAAGCATCGTCTTGCCTTGCTCAATACCTTTGCGTCCGTCTTCTAAGTTTTTTTTCTGAGTCTTGAGCCCTTTTTTCTGCTGCTTTAGTTGATTAACCATACCCTTAAGCTTCTCTTGGGAAACGGATTTATCTTCTTTTGCGGCAGCTACTCTCTGCTCCATGATGCGCAGGGCCTCTTCGTCATGAGCAATCTTCGCCTGAGCTAATTCTTCGTGGTGTTCCATCTTCTTCAAAAAATTAAACACCGAAACATTCTTCTTCTCAAGGATGGCAAGCTCCGCCTCCTGCTGTTTCAAAGCCTCATCTTGGGCGGCGATTGATTTGGCGCTGGCGGCTGCTCTTTCCTGCAGGCGTTTCGCCTCGTGGGCGGCTGCAGCCTCTTGGCGCGATTGAAGCTCCTTGACGATCTTTAGATTCTTTTCGTTGAGAGCGATTCCTTCGCGGATAAGCTCATTTTCTGCCGCTAGGTCCGCTGCGCTTTTTCCGTCGTCTGCCAAAGTGATTACCTCGCTATAGAATAATTAGTATGAATATAAAAAAGGCAAGAGTTCTATCTTTTACCTCCGCGCGGTGGGCCGTGCATGCCTTTAGGTTGGTTATGCGATGACAACGTCTGGCTTTTACTACCACCGCTGGAGGCGCCTTCCATTGCTGCATTTTCGTCTTCGATCTGTTTGGCTAAACGCTGGGTAAACCATAGCCTAAGCCCAACGGGCAAATTATAGGATTCAGTAAGCGACCATCCGCCGGCGTATTTTAGGAAGAAGAACTGCTCATATACGTTCTGCATATACTCATCGGTCAGGCCAAAAAAAGTCCGCTGTCAACGGCACCTCCATATCCTGTTCATGATCGCACTCGGAGCATACAAACTCCTGTGTTAGATCCAGGTCTGGGTTGGTGGCTTTATATGCGTTTCGCAAATATCGAGAGTCAAGCGATGGAAGGTTTTCAACTACATAAGAAATGAGTTTAGGATCGTCATCACCATTAACCTGCTCAATGATTGTCTTAAGCTGTTGGGTAATGTTGTGCTCTCCGTCCTTCTTGCGCTTTGAACTTTCGAGAAGTTTTAAAAGCCTCTTCTCTTCGCGACCGGTCATCAGACTAAAGGTAACGTCAAGTTCAGTGCGAGGAAGAGCAACGTTAAACGTACCATCCCCATTGGGGGTTACACCAGCATCTTCAGCTTCGTCAGCTGTATCCTTTGCCTCGCACTCATTTAAATCAAACATAAACTCTTGATTAACTCCGCATGCCGGGCACGTAACACCAGTTGTGTACTCATTGCCATAACCCGAAACACGGGTTGCAACAACAATTGCGTTTTTATCTCCGATAAGAAGACTGTTAACATCAATGCGCTTATCAATAATAACATTGCGCAAAACTCTATCTAGAGCAATTCCCTTTTTAAGTAATGATCTCGAAGTAAGGATATCTTCCTCTTTCGCAGTCATTTGCTTTATTTCAATTGTGGACTCGTTATGCAGGGGGTGACCCTCTGCGTAAAAGCGCCCCTCAGATGGCAGATCCACAAATTCTGTAGGGACAACGAAGGAAAAGGGTGATTCCTGCGCTCCTTCTGTTGCTTGTGGAACGGGTGGATCAGCATGTGTTTGCTTTGTGCCACCGACACGTTCTCTATTTCTTGACAATATACACCTCTCAGATTATGGATTGTCTGTTTTATACACCAAAGAATTCGTTGCCGCCGCCAGCAATTGCTGCAGAAGCGTTCGCTGTTTCAACACGGGCCCAGTCATATTTAAGTGTAACGCTCATCTCAGTCAGTTCATCTTCGCCATAGGAAAGATCGCCGAATTTAAGATCTGTAATAAAAGCATTCCACAACGTCCAAGTTTCAAGCGGCTTGCCATCGGAATCAATCTGTGTAATATAGACTGTCCCAAGTGCGCCGGCGGCTTTAGCCTTAGACATGGTGCCCATTTGTTCTGCAGTAGCATCGGTAGGTGGTGAATACCCTGATTGTACCACAATATCAGAAAGGGTTGCAGTCATATCTGGGTTTACTGGGTCGACAAGTGTAATTGCCGTCTCGTTCCAAGTGACAGAACCGGGATATTGGAAGGTATGGTTTAAATACTTGTGTTCTGCAGTACTAATACTGAAGGAGGGCTTTTGAACCGACTTTGCATACCAAAGTGTGGCTCCGTTCCCCATAGGGTCCTGAATTCCTGTGAATTCTACTGTAAATCTAAAAGATCTTTTCGGATCTTTCAGTGTGGTATCTTCTCCAAAGTTTGTTGACCAGAATGGCATTTTAAGTAATCTCCCTTAATATTGTAACTAGTTGGTTCATAATTTATTAGTCGTCAAAAGACGCCCCAGTTGATGCGATAACAAAGTCAATTGCAATGAACTCGATGGCACGTGCGGGCTTGACCATAATCTTAGCATACATGATGTTTTGATCAATCAAGTCAGGGGTGGTTGTCGTTTCGTCAAGAATTAACTTGTAGTCAGTGATACCGAAAGTAACCTTGACATTTGCGAGGAATGGCTCCACTAACGAACGGAATCGGTTCCAAGTTGCTTGTACATTCTGCTCGAAGAGAATCTTGGACGAGATGATGGAGATTTGCTTCTTCAAGTAGATCACCAAGCGGCGTACATTGATTCTGTCCAGTGCAGACTGGCGCTCTTGTAGTGTCTTCTGACCGAAGACTACGATTCCAGTGGATGGGAAAGATGCAATCGGGTTGATGCGTGCTTCGTAAAGAATATCACGTTCCTTAGAAGTTAGACGCTGGGTTACATTCAGAATTGGTAGCCCTGCTGCACCTTCGGTAAGACCGCCGCGGTTGAAACCGGCGGGAGCGAACCAAAGTTGCGACTTCTTCTGTGAGCTTGCCAGAACGCCCATCATGGCGACAGTTGGCGGAATCCAAAGAAGCTTTCCGCTGCTCTCGTCGCGGGTCTGAACCCACGGATAGAAAGTAGCCCCGTAGCTTGTGTCAATCTTACGATCTCGTAAAGATGTAGCTGCTTGCTTCGGAGTGGAAGCAAGACGGTCTGCCTTGTTGGCTTTGTAGATCTCGTGAGTCGGCAAATATACGTTTGCTAAGTCGATGAGAGCCATAGCATCGCCGCGTGCAGCGCAGATGTCCATCGCCTTCTCAGTTAGCTGGTTATTTGTAAGTCCGGGAGCTACGAGCATGTTCATATCCACTGCTTCGGGATCTGCAACTGTATCCATTGCGCGGGCCCAGGTATGGAAAATGTAATCATTGAGTTCCGTAGATGTACCAGGCGTCATTCCCTTGTTATACGAGGGATCTGGTTTCGTAATGTCCCAGCCATCGAATGCACCCCAAAGAGGCACAGTGAACTTGTTGTATCCTGCGTCTAGAATAGCTTTCCAACTACCGGTCGTAGCGGATTGCTCTCTGGTCCGGGAGCCGGAAGCGTAGTAGTATACACCGGTCGACCCAGATATAATCTCATCCAGGGAGAAAACGTATCCCCATCCGTTATATCCACGATCACCAATTTGGTCCGCTGTGGCGGCTGCAGTTGGATCATCTGGCCAGTTTTTGGACCACATCCTGTGCATCTCGCCAATTCCGGGAGTTGAGATGGTGCTGTTTGTTCCGCGAGATGTTTGCATACCGAAGTAAGCATTTCGAGGATCAGTAAGTCCACCAGCAGAAGCCGAATATCTAAGGCGTGCTTTCGGGAACTCCATTTTGAGAGCGAGACGATCGAGTGTACCGCTGCCTTGCATCAGACCGTGCATTGGGTTTCGACCGAATCCATGGTCACCATTTTGGCGCCAGGAGCCTGATGCTGGCACGGAGAAGCCTGGGTTGGCGGTACCGCCGGGGGTGTAACCGTTGGCTCCATAAGTTGAACCGGAGCCAGCAAATGACACGTAGGTTCCAGAGACACTGTTAACCGATGTGTTGATAGCGTGACCGCCACCCACAAGGCATCGACTTGTAGCGCCTGAAACATCGAGCAGTTTTGGAGGTCCGAAGTATCCAAAGGGAAGTGTAACGGCATCAATTGCGCCGGCTTCGACGTCGGCGTTCATTTGAATGTATACAAACTTGGAATTGTTGTCGTATTCGCCATAGCGACGGAGTCTCTTCTCCTTGGCATCCCACTTAACATACGTATCGCCGATCTTTCGGGCGACAAAATTGGGGCTAGCTGGATTGAGAGTGCACTCGTCATAACGCTCAATGATAACGACGTCATTATCTGAGTCGTTCATATCGCGAAGGATGACTGAGAAGGTTCCATAATCGCTGGTAGAATTGTTAGATTGGCGAACATTGCTAATTGAAATCTTAACATTGTCCATAAGCCATTCGCCATGGCCGCGGCCAACGAGGCGGAAAAGCTTTTGTTTGCCGGGTCCATAATAGTCTTCTGCGGCTCCTAGATCCTGTCCAATGATCCAACTTGTGCGTCCTTCTGTAGAAGCCACTTGCTTCATTTGGGCTGGTGTGTTATCTGTATCAACACTTGTTTTTGTCTTAGAATCAGTTAATTTATTGTATCCTAGGGCAGTAATCATTCCCACCACATTCTTGTTGGTGGCTAAGCTCTTATCAAGGAGATCCTGATCAAATGTCTCGCCTAAGAAGTAGTTAACTTCGGTGGGAGACGGGTAGAAGTCGCCCGCAGTAGCCAGTTGGGGGTTTGTGTTAAGCTTCTTGCGAATGTAGTTCTCGGAAGAGTCGTTAAGGTCGAACTTAATTTTCTTGCTGACTCCGGAGGCAGAATAAATAAGAGTGAAAAGACCTGTTGTAGAATCAGCCTTAATTAAAGTGTTGATTCCTTGAACGCCATATGTTCCAGCATCGCCGGCTGAGACGGCGCCGGCGGAGCTAGTCCCATATAGGGCTCCCGACAGTAAAGGAACACCCTGCTGTGTATAGATAATAGCGGCAAGAGAGGCTGTTGCGGCCGCTCCAGAAATGATAGCGGCGCCGACATTCGCGGAAGACGATGGGAAGACCCAAAGTCCCCATGCTCCGCCAGTTGTACCCATGGCAGCTGTTGGTCCAGCATTCGAAGTCGCCCAACCTGCAGCGGCTGCGCCGCCGGCAGTACGACCTGCATCAGTCTGTTGTCCGAGAAGTCGCACGTAAGTAACAGGTGCAACGTTAGAGCGGAGGAACGCCTTGGCAGCGTAGCCGCCATACATAGGGGAAGTATAGTTGCCTTCGCGGTAAATATCGCTATTTCCGCCGCCAGGTACGGTATCTCCAAACATCTCAACAAATTTTGAGTATGATTCAACCTTAACTGGGGTCATTGCCAGTCCTCGGCGCGCACGGCCGACGATTACTGGTCCAATCTCTGGAGCGTTTCTTGGTATAAAGGAGTTATCAATCTCGTTGATGAAAACTCCTGGAGATACAAATTTAAAATTCTTTACCGACATCTTTTGGTCCCTTCCTCTCTTTTAAAGTAATTTGAGTATGATTGTCAATCATCTGTAAATAGTATTTTCAACTTCAAAAGTCTTGAAGAGAATCAATAAAATGTATTTTACTTCCTGAACTACTTCTCAAAAAAGCCTTCGTTGCCGGGAACAGGTGAAACTTCACGTGGAAATGTAACCTCAACTGTGTTTTCGTCGACACGCACAATAGGTCTATCGTCGTTCACACCTTCGCCGATTAGATATCCCAAGACTCTGATTCCTATCTCTGTTGTATACATACGCATCTCTTCTTGTAGATCATCGACGTTGTTCGTCTGTGCAAAGTCTTGATTGATAAAAGCTTCGTATAAGTGTCCGTTTCTTTTTAAAGTAAATGCATTGATTTGTCCTGTTCTCGCGATAAAAGGGGCTACCAAGCTGTTCATCTGTTCCTGATACTCAGATTTTAAGATAATCTTGTATTCTAAATTTATGTACACGGGGATTGGAATGGATAAGGACTGGATTACTACCTTTTGATTTACGCGTGGGTAATAAGCCTGTCCGGGTTCACCCACTATTTTCCTCATGCTCGCTGCAACGGCAAAGTTTCTCGTCTTATCTTGCACGATTTTCTTTGCAATAACGATACGGCCGGTTCTTCCATCTTTATTGTGAGAATAAAGGTTTGCTTGGAAAGATCCTTTACGAGTTGGGTCTTTAGTAATAGAAGTACGGGTGATGCTAACGATTGGAAGTTTAAGTGCGCCACCATCGTCACGAAGAGACTTTTCGTGCTTAATCTGATATGATCTCTCAGGGGCTTGCCACAATACAGGAACTTTCGTAAATCCTTCATTTGTGCGAGCGGATAAGTCGAGGTCTTCTTTTAACCATGATGTAATCGCGTAATCAATGCTTTCGATACTAGACCCAAGCATCCCTATGTCTTCTAATGTCCCCTCTTTGAAGTCAGGAGGTAACATTGCAAAATCAAAATTTTCAGGAAGCATCAAATAACCCCTTTCTTGCTCTTGTGCATCTTGCAGAAATTTCAAAACCATGTTCAACTTGACCAAATAGTTTTGTGTCTTCGCTTAACTTAACTATCTCGTAATAATAATCTCCGTACAAAACAAAGTCACCTTCTCGAACATACATGTCTTGATCTTGCTCTAAGCGGCGTTTATGGAAATGTACATTAATCTCCCAAGTCTTGTCGATGCCGGCATCTGCCAAATAATCGGTGGAG